GCGTTCCACTCGGCAATGCCCATCTGGTGCAGGTAGGCCAGCACCTGGGTAGTGGTGTAACCCAGCGCGTTGAAATCTTGCAGCTTGGGCGCATCAGTTGGAGCGACGATCCCCCAGCCACGCCGGAACAGCGCGTTGATTTGCGCTGTCAGTGAGTCGTCAAACGTCTCAGTGCCGAACACCGTCCGTTCTTGTTCTTGTGCTTCGGAAGCGAACGCTTCCAGGTTGCCGCCGTAACGGTCGATTTTAGCCATTGATCAATGCCCTCGCGAAAATGCCGCCCTCTCGGGTCGGGTCGAATCTATCAGCAAATCCCAAGCTGTTCGGGTTGCTGTCGAAACCGAATGTTACACCGGGTTCAGCCAGTACCACAAAGCTGTATCGAACGCCTTGCGGTTTGGGCAGCAACCCAAGCTGACGAATCAAACGCAGTTCATCCAATGACACGGAAGGACTGATGTAGAGCGTCAGGCTCATGTTCTGATTATCGACTACATATGCCCTACCGTCAAACGCCTGATTGATCACGTCTTGAATGCTGATTCGTTCATCGGACGCGATGTAGGCGCTACACACGTTCAACGCCACCTTGGCACGGATCAAGTGTCGATATTGATTGTCGTCAAGCTGCTGACTGGTGTAGGCAGGTTCAAAGCGCCGGGAGAACGGTGCACCTTCACGCAACGGATCAAAGCGGTCAGCAAACCCCATGCTGTTCGGGTTGTTGTCAAAGCCGAACGTGATTCGCGCCAGCACAGCAGGCACGACACGTGGGACGCCAACGATCTTACCCAACACGTCAAGCTGTACACCACGGGCAAAATCCAGGTCATACTCAGTTTCGAAGTCTCGCAGCAGGTCAGCGATGCGCTCCCACGTGGACGCCTGCAACTCAATTTCCGCCTTTGCCCTGGGCTTCTCCCAATACTGCTTTATCAGCATCAGGGTGTATTCATCGGTCAAGCTCATGGAATGACCTCAGTGATGTCGATGTCTGCCGTATCAATCTGGTACTTCTCGTCCAGCCCCGGCTCCAGCTTTCCATCCGTCCAAGTAGCCCCGGCATCGTCACTGATTTCCATGTCCGTCACGATGTACCCGTCACTTGCACCATAGGCGTTTTCATACAGCTCACCGGCTTGCAGTGATTCACCGATGACAAGCTCCCGTGCGGCTATCTGCTGCTTGATCAGGTCAAGATCTACCGGTTGGTCCGTGTCCTTGCGGGTCACCGTCAGGCGCACTTGCAGGTTCACGTAGGTCGGACGGTCGAAGCGCATCACGTGGACCATGAAGAACTCGGCACCGTTGGGGCGGATCAGCGTTTCAGTGAAGGTGCCTTCCACTTCCCCCTTGGTGCGCACACCGCTGGTGCGCTGCTTCACCAGCGTCTCAACGATGTTGTCCACCGTGCCGTTCTCCACAATGGCCCACACGGTGTTGGCCTCAATACCCGTCACCGGGTCATCGTCAGGCTGATCGTTCTCATAGACCGCCAGGTCAGTGACGCCAGGGAGATTCGCCAGCTTGGCGAACAGTGCCCCCACGGTGGAGTAAGCCGGGTTCTCCAAACTGCGTGCCCGTCGCCTGCGGAACTCTTCAACCGTCTCTTCCTCACGTCCCGCCACTGCGTCAACGTCCGCACGAAGGCTCGTGACGCCACGTACAAAGGTCACTTCCTCGAACTCGGCACCGGTCGTCCCGGTCACTTCACCGAAGTCAGCAGCGCGGAAGGTCACGGTGTTCTCACCGGTCACCAGCTCGACTTCCTCAGGAACAATCCACTCCTGCCCCAGCTCGTCTTCAATGGTGTAGCCACCCGCCAGCGTCAAGGGTCGATCAGTCGTGACAACCAAGTCCCATTGACTGCGTGTGCCAGGACGCGGGAAGATGCCTGCCAGCTTGCTGATCTTGTTCAAACCCTGCCCGTTGGCAAAGTCAGGATCGAAGCTGTTCGCCAGCGCCAGCGCGAAGGACTGAAGGTCCAGGCGTGCACGCGCTTCGATGCCGACACGCTGTCCATCCGGTGACTCTTGGGACAGATTGATATCCTGCCCGTAGATGTCGCGGTATCCTTGCGCCAGCTCTTCAAAGATTTCTTCAAAGGTCTGAATCTGGATACCGCTGTTCGTGAATTCTGGTTTCATGCCTCGACCGCCTCATTGACCAACTGCTGCACGCCGAAAATATCCTCATAACTGAGGATGATAGTAGCACGCCGGTTGATTCGATTGTGTTCAATGTCCAGTTCAGTGATGCGCAACACACCATCTGTTGCCAAAGTGATGCGCTCGACTTCACGCAAGATGCGGTTGCGGCTGTTCGGCCTGCCCAGCAGTTCAATCCACTCAATCCCGGCTGTCACGTCTAGGAACCAGTCTCCCGCGAAGGAGCGAATGCGCGTAGCGACGTTCTGACGGATCGCGTCACTGTCCTGCACATACACGGCACGACCGCGCCCGAAGCGCCAGTCTCCCGTCTTGCTCAAGCCCGATACCTTCATTGCGGACCTCCTGTCGGGCCACCGTTATCATTCTCAGGGTGCACGTGTGTGCCGAAGCCGATACCACCGATGGTGGCAGCCGGAACCGTCAACGTGCCACTGCAACCGATATCCCCGTTTACTGTCAGGTTGCCGTTGATGGTCAGGTTGCCGTTGATCACCTGATCACCTGTCAGCGTGTAGTTGCCCGTTTGCTCCCGGTTCCCATCGTGAACATAGTCGCCTTGCTGGTAGGCATCGCCGATGTGCGTGATCACGTCCGGTATGGTGAATGCGCCTGACGCAGTGTTGACCCCGACAATGGCGAACCCGTCAGAGTAGTCGTGCATTCGCATTTCAAGCGGGGGCTGGAAGTCACTTCCCGCATACCAGCGGTCAAAGCATCGTTCGGTGAAAACCAGCAAGCAGTAGTCCCCCACCGCGATAGGGTGAGCCGTGTAGCTGCCACCGCCCTGCATGAACACCGGGGGCACTTCAATGAAGTCAGGCAATTGCACAGACTCACCCTTCAGCACGCGATTGATGACAGGACGGCAATTGATCGTGGTGGCATGCACGGCTGTCACACGGGCAACGGTGACGGTGTGAAGATTCGCCAGTGCCTCAAACAGCTTGTCATCCAGTACCTGATAGAGTTCGTCCTTCATGCTCCCACCACCTTGTAATTCGGTGCCCGCTTCGCTGTGACCACTTGAGTCCAGTCATCGCCTGTGTAATCACCAGAGTAGTTTATCTGGTCGATGCGATATACACCGTTCAGGTCGGGAGCCGTGACACTCTCCAACTGACACAGACCCGCCACCTTCAATGTCGGGTTCATAATGGTCTGAAACGTCACTTCCCCTTTACTGGCCTGGGGAGTGTTCATCAACCCGGTGCGTGCGGTAACCAGCGGTGCCAAGTCACTGCGGACTTCATCATTGCGCAGCACGAAAAGCTGTTCATCGTCAATGAACATGGCTTCGTCGTCGTCCAGCATATCGGTGATCAGGCGGGCACTATTGCCCACCAGCACTTTCGGCCTGACCAACTGCGCATGTGGCGTGATAGCACCCTTGGCAGTGTTCGGCATGTCTCCCAGCGCGGCACGAATGGCCTGGTCCTTACCGCGCACTGTCACACTGGTGAAGCTGCTCAAGGCGTCCTTGCCACCGTCCAGGCATTCGATGGTGTTCACGAAGTCCGCACCTTCGCGCTGATGCTCACCCTTGTGGACGGAGCCACGAAACAACAACTGCATGCGCCCCTGGTAGCCCACAGACAGCTCCAGCGGAATGTACTCGTCTTCCTCTTCGTCCTTCACCAGCGCCAACCGGTTCGACTGACGCAGGTTCCAGACCTTCAGAATCAACTTGTTCAGCGCTACGTCCGTACTCTTGGTGGCGCTGAAGGTGATGTTGATAGGTGGCACGACCACCACGGCTTGATTGCCGACACCGATGGTCAGTTGGTAGTCACGCAGGAACCGGATCACTCGGGCACCTCCAGACCACGCACGTCCACCATCTCAGCAGGCGTCACGAAGTAGAGTTCACAGCGCCCGGTCTCGAAGTCGTCACGGCGGAATGGGTCAATGCCGGTATCGTCCGTCAGCACCACGGTGAAATCGAAAGGATAGTTGAAGCTGCGCACGTGCAACACCGATGCACTCAACTTGATTCCCCGCTGCACTTTGTCTTGATACTCCACGTCCATGACCCATATCTGCACCACGGGCAGGAAGCGCAGCGACAGAGTGACTTGACCGTTGTCGATCAGCAGCGTATGACGCTGGTGCGGGTCTGCCGTGATATTCTCGATTCGAATCATGGTTACCTGCCTAGAATTGCCGATGCCAGGGAACGCGTGCGTGTCCCTTCCGCCTCAGCAGCTTCAGTTGTCGTTTCCTGTGCGCCCTGGTTCGTCTCACCTGCCACCGATGCCTGAGTAGCTGGCGCGGGAGCCTGGTAGAACTGCTGAACATCGGTGTAGATCAGCTCTACTGATTCTACCTTCTGCAATGACAGCTCGAAGCGGATCACCTCAAACTGGTTGTCCCGACTGACAGACAGTGATGTAATCGCCATGTCCTCATGCGTTCGATAGGCTGCATCCACGCTGATCAACTGCTTCCCGTAATACACCGCCTCAATGAAGTCGATGAACTGCTCACGCAATGGCTTGGCGGTCGCCTGGGGGTTGAACGCACCGAAGGCGTTACGCCCGATGTTGATTAAGCGGTCTGCCCGATCCACAGCATCCATGACGCTTTGCCCGATGGACTGAATCTTGTTGAGTTGCGCCTGGGTACGGTTGGGCAGCAGCGCTGTCACCTGACCCACCGCGCTGTCACTCGGAAAGGTGATAGGCAGCGGGGGAGCAAGGCGAATATGAAGGTCCGACACCTCACCGCTGATCGTCATGGTCAGCGGGTTGTTGATGATGTGGTCCGTGGCAACCGTACCATCCTCCAGCACTTGGGTCGGCACCTGAGCGGTGTAGTCGGTAGCGTCATTGACCTTAGCAAACAGCGTGAAGCCACCGATGCCGACTTCCGTGTCAGCACCGCCTTGAAGCGCCTTGTTACGACCGTTGATGTAGTCCCTGATCACATGCCACCTCGATTACTCATGGTGCGAGTGTCTTCCATCTGACGTTGCAAGGCGTCCTGCACCGCTGCACCAGCTCGCTCAGGATCGTTGGTCGAAATGTTGATCTCGACGTTCTGGTCAATGTTGCTGTTCCACGATTGCTGCGTTGTGGATCGATCAACAGCGGTATCACGGTCGAATTGGTTACGCATCTCAGCAGCCCGTTCGGCTTCCTGTCGTGCTGCCTGGTCGTCACCTTCTTCATCGTCATCACTGATCAGGTTGATAGCCCAATCCGGCAAGATGTTCATCATCAAGCCTTTGATGTAGTTCGTTACCGTGTCCCACATGCCCATGATGCCGTCGAGCATGTCCTGGAACATGCTTCGCACCCAATCAACCCACGCACCGAAGGCTTGCGCCAGCTTGTCGAAGGCCAGCATGAAGCCTTCCACCATCAAGCCAGCAACGGCCTCCATGATTGCCCCGGCACCTTCCGCCAAGGTCATGAACAGCCCCAGCGCGTACTCCACCATGGACGCCATGGCATCACCGATGTGATCCCACGCCGCACCAAAGTCGCCTTGAATGATGGCGGCAACGGCCTTGAACATGGATTCGATGGAATCAACAGCCGGTGAGAACACTTCAATGATCAGGTCTACCGTCTCCATCACCGCATCCACGATGGCTTGCAGTGCGGGACGAATATCAATACCGAAGAAGGATTCAAAGAAGTCGGCAATGACGGACTCGCCACCTTGGAAGGCAACAATCAAGTCATCCACGATCAGGATTGCCCCAAGGATTGCCGCTGTCCACAGCACCACGGGGGACAGGATGATGCTCATGACACCACCGAAGCCGATGGCAGCCACTTTGGCGATAGCGAATCCAGCCGCAACAGCCGCGAAGACAGGCCACATGCGTTCCAGCATCCCCATGGTGGAGGCCACCACGTCACCCAGCCAGTTCAAGCCGTTGACGATCAGGTCTTGGTTCGCCTCCAGCAGCGACACGAAGCGCTCCACAAGATCACCCATCATGGGAGCGAACCCAACGGCCACCATGTTCTGAATGCCCTGCATACCGAAGCGCAGAGTGGTCAGGGAGTCGTTGTAGTCGGCAACCGCGTCACCTTGCTCCTGAGTCACCACACCAAGGCGCTGCGCACGCTCCCGCAAGCCCTCGACTTCCTCACTGGTGAGGGACAGAAGCTGGATCATGGAAGGATCGATGCCCAGCTTGTCCAAGACGTTCATACGCTCAGACTCACGCATACCCGCCATGGTGTCGGTAAGCTCAAGCATCACTTGGTCAGCCGCCTTGATCTCCCCGTTCGCGTCACGGAAAGAGATTCCAAGGTTCTCCACGACCTCCTTGGCGGGACCGGTGCCAAGTTGCTCGAACTCACCGATGCGCTTGGTCATCTCACGCACGGACGCGGACACAGCGTCCAGGCTGGAACCATTCACCGATGCCGCGTAACCGAGTTCCTGAATCGACTCCAGTGCTACCCCGGTTTCACGGGAAAGCTGCACCATGGGGTCGATAGTGTTGAAGACGGAATTTGCCCACGCAAACATGGCACCGGAGGCAGCGGTGATACCCGCTGCAACCCCGGCAAGTAGCTTGATGGAATTGTCTAGTCCAGCATTGAACTCACGTTGCGGTCGCAAGTCGCCTTGGAAGCTGAACCGAGTGACTACCTCATTTACGACCGCCATTGCGCGATTGCTCCAGCTTGTGGTGCTCAATGTCTGCCGTGATCATCTCGAACTCAACGATGTCCAGCAGCTCAGGTGTGTCCAGTTCTTGCAGCTCCTTCAGTGTACCGTACCCGGCCTTCACCAGCGCCAGGTACATGAACATTTCATCGCTTACATTGGTTTTTTGGATGAAGTTTTCGGAGCCGGGTCGCCTTGGGATTGCGAGCCTGTAGCGCTCG